AGTTGGCACCGGAGTTTGGCGTTGAGCCGGCACCGGACGTGCGCCGCGTTGCGATGTACAGCAAGCGTAACCTCAAGCGCATCAACAACCCCAACAACGTTATGGCGATGCCGTACAGCATCATCGCCCGTCGCAATCGGTACAACATCTACGCCGGTAACTTTTAATGAAAACGCCGATCCTGGGCTCGTCTTACGTTGCGCGCAGCGTAAACGCCGCCGATGCTCGGATGGTGAACCTCTACCCCGAGGTCATCCCCGAGGCCGGCAAAGAGCCTGCGTATCTTCAGCGTTGCCCCGGCTTGCGGCAGTACATGGACGTGGGTTCCGGCCCCATCCGTGCGCTGTATCCTTTGGGCGACAATCTGTACGTCGCCTCGGGGAGCGAGTTCTACAAGGTTGACGCAGGGCTTAACGCTACCAAGCTCGGCGACATTACGGGCACCGGTCCGGTGTCGATGGCTGACAACGGTATTCAAATCTTTGTAGCGTGTAACCCTGATGGGTACATCTACAACAGCAATACCAACGTCTTCCAAAAGATCACCGACCCTGACTTCCCTGGCGCGGTAACGGTCGGCTACCTAGACGGCTATTTCGTCTTCAACGAACCGAACAGCCAGCGCATCTGGGTGACGGCGCTGCTCGATGGCCTCTCCATCGACCCGCTTGACTTTGCGAGCGCCGAGGGCTCACCGGACGGCTTGGTGTCGATCATTATCGACCACCGCGAGGCGTGGCTATTTGGCACGAACTCGGTTGAGGTCTGGTACAATTCTGGCAACCCCGACTTCCCGCTGGAGCGCATCCAAGGCGCCTACAACGAGATCGGCTGCCTAGCCCCTTACTCGGTCGCCAAGCTCGACAACAGCGTGTTTTGGCTCGGCTCAGACGCGCGCGGTCAGGGTGTCGTTTATCGCGCTCAAGGCTACCAAGGCGTGCGCGTCTCGACCCATGCGGTCGAGTTCGCCATCCAAGGCTACGCCGACATGTCCGATGCGCTGGCATACACGTACCAGCAGGACGGCCATGCGTTCTACGTCCTTATCTTCCCGAGCGCGGAGACGACGTGGGTGTACGATGCCGCGACGGGCGCGTGGCATGAGCGTGCGGGGTTTGCCAAAGGCAAGTTCAGGCGGCATCGCTCCAACTGCCATGCCCGCTTCAAGGGTCAGCCGGTTGTCGGCGACTTCCAGAACGGCAATCTCTACCAGTTTGATCTGCGGTACTTCCGCGACGACGAGCAGGAGCAGCGTTGGATGCGCCGCTGGCGCGCCTTGCCGACCGGCGCCAATAACTTGACGCGCACCATCCACCATCAGTTGCAGCTAGACTGCCAGACTGGTGTGGGCGGTCTGTACGACGACCCGTCGTTCCTTGCGCAGCAAGCGCCAGGTTTGGTGTTGCAGCAAAACAACAGCAGTATCATTGTTGAGGGCGAGCCGAACAACAGCGTGCCGCTACCGCAGGTTATGCTGCGCTGGTCGGACGACGGCGGGCATACGTGGAGCCATGAGCGATGGGAGTCGCTCGGGCCTATTGGCGCTACTCAAACGCGCGTCATCTGGCGTCGCTTGGGCGCAACGCTGAAGTCCCGTGACCGGGTGTACGAGCTCACAGCCGCTGATCCTATGGTAACGGCTATTATGGGCGCTGAACTGCGGCTCTCGCCGACGGCAGCCTAATGAGCAATACGACTAATATCCCGGCGCCTCGCGTTCCGTTCATTGACGAGCGGACGGGCCTTATTTCGCGTGAGTGGTTCCGCTTTCTCAACAACCAATTCACGCTGACAGGCTCAGGCACGACCGCCGTTTCGCTTGCCGATCTGGAACTGACAACGACGGACGGCGTAGTTGACGCCGAGTTGGCTCGATTTCAGTCTGAAATTAAGGCGTTGCAGTTGGCACCCAAAGCGCCCGAACCAAACCCAATTAATTACGGGTCGTTTTACTCAACCCAGACTCAAGCGGCAGCGGTCATCAATACGGCTAAAGCGATCACGTACAACAACGCGGATCAAGCGTACGGCATTTACAAAGATCCGGCGGACGCGTCCAAGATTAAAGTAACTCGACCGGCGGTCTACAACATTCAATTTTCCATCCAAGTTGACAAGACTTCTGGTGGTACGGGCCAGTTCTATATTTGGCCGGCTATTAACGGTACGGCGGTCGCTAACTCCGCTAGCTTGGTTCAAATCCAAGGCAACAACGCCGAAATCTTCTCTGCTGCAAACTTTTTCTTGCCGCTGTCAAATGGCGACTACTTTCAACTATACTTTTCCGTTAGTGATTTAAGTGTCCAGTTGCAGAGCTTTGCGGCGGCAGCGCCCGTACCGGCTATTCCGTCCATCATATTGACCGTTATGCAGGTGTATATATGAGCGTGTTTCTTTCTTCCTTTGCCGGCGTCGGGGCGCAGTTCTTCGACAACAACGGCAACATTCTCTCGGGCGGTAAGCTCTGGACGTACACGGCTGGCACGACCACGCCGCAGGCGACCTACACGGATTCGTCTGGCGCAACGCCAAACACGAATCCGATTGTGCTTAACGCCGCAGGGCGGACAGCGCAGGCCATCTGGCTGACCGAAGGCGTGTCGTACAAGTTTGTGCTGATGACCTCGGCGAACGTCGTGATCGGTACATACGACGACGTGGCGGGCGTCAACGACTTCAGCATCGAAGGCATCAACTGGACCGATATCATCGGCACGCCGACGACCCTTTCGGGCTACGGCATCACGGACGCGCTGTCCACGTCTGCCGCTGCGGCGACTTATGCACCGATTGCAAGCCCGACGTTTACCGGCACCGCGCTGATCCCCGACAACGCGCCGTCAAACACGAACTACCCGGTCGGGTATCGAGATGCCCCGCAGAACAGCAAAACGACCAACTACACGTTAATTGCCTCGGACGCCGGTAAGTCCGTTGTGATGAATGGCAGCAGCGTGACACTGACGATTCCGGCTAACGCGAGCGTGCCGTTTACGGTGGGTACGGTTATTATTGTCATCAACCTCAACGCGTCAGCGCTTTCGATTGCGATTACTTCCGACACGTTGACGTTGGTTAACAGCACAACGACCGGCACGCGGACGCTAGCCCAGAACGGCGTGGCGACCTGCATTAAGGTCGGCGCGACCTCTTGGTTCATCAGCGGAGCGGGCTTGACCTAATGGGCGGCGCGACCCTAGCAGCCTTCATCAACGGCACCGCCGGCGGTGCTGGTGCGGGCGTCTATGACGCTACGTCTCCCGGCATGGGGTCAGTGACAATCCCGGCGTCCGCAACGGGCGTAACGATTGAGTGCTGGGGCGCTGGCGGTGGTGGTGGCTACGGTTACTTTGGTTTTATTGCGCCAGGTGAGCCGGAAGTGTTTGCAGGCGCAGGCGGCGGTAGCGGTGGCTACAGCAAGACCATACTCGTATTGTCCGGTGGTGACGCCAACAAAACGATCAACTTTACCGTGGGTTCCGGTGGCGCGGGCGCAACCAGTTCCACGCTAGATGGCAGCTACGGCACGTTCTCCAACGTTTATAGCGGCACGTATACAATTACGACAATGACCGCCAATCCTGGCGGTGGCGGTACGTACGGCAGCTACCCCATTCAAGGGCCGGGCGGCACGGCAACCGGCGGCAATACGACCAACACGACCGGCAACGGTGGTGCGGCGTACGAGCAAGCGGGTGCCGCGGGCGTTGCGGGAGTAGGGTCGCTGACGGCGGGTGCTGGCGGCGATGGCGGCTTCTTTTTTGACGGCAATCCCGGCCAGAATGGCCGCGTGCGCATGGTCTTTACATTCTAAGGTGACGCATGGCAGTTAACATCAAGGTCTTAATTCCGGCAAAAATTGCCGAGTCTAGCCAGACGACGCAGTACAGCGCCTCTGGCGTGTCGGCCATCATCGACAAGTTTACGGCGACTAACTACGACACGTCGGCTCGGACCATTTCGGTCAACCTTGTGACGCAGTTTGATAACGCCGGCAACCAGAACCTAATCATTAAAAGCAAGACCCTGCTGCCCTCGGAGACGTACACGTTCCCCGAAATCGTCGGCCATGTGCTTGCTCCTGGCGGGTCGATTTCAACGATTGCGTCAGCGGCCACGGCCATCAACATCCGCGCCTCGGGCCGAGAGATTTCGTGATTGTTCGCAACGCCATCGCTGAGGACTTGCCGCGCTACCTGCCGTTGGGGCAGGCGTTTCACGCGGCGTCCCCGGTGCATGGCGTTATTCCGTTCGACGATGAGGGCTATGCCGACTTTTTCTTACAGGCCGTGCAGAACCCTAACATCGGTGTGTGGCTGGCCGAAGACGACGGTGAAATTATTGGAATCGCCGGCGCATTGTTTTACCCTATGTACTTCAGCCCCTCCAGTATGGTAGTGCAGGAGTTGTGGTGGTGGCTGACCCCGGAAGCGCGGGGTAAAGGGGCAGGCCAAGCCATGTACGATATGATCGAATCGTGGGCAATCGCAAAAAATGCAACAGCTATTTTTATGATTGCCCTTGAAGATGAGCGCGCAGGCAAGATGGCTAATCTATATGCGCGAAAAGGGTTTCGTCCTATGGAACGCACGTTTATGAGAGAGGTGGCGTAATGGCCATTGGAACCGCAGCAGCAATTATCGGTAGCGCCGCAATCGGCGCCGCCGCCTCGTCACGCGGGGCTAGTAAGGCCGCTAAAGCGCAAACGCAAGCCGCAGACCAAGCGGCCCAAGTTCAGCGTGAGATGTTTGAACGGCAGACTGAGTTAGCCGAACCGTTCCGCCAAGCGGGCATTACGTCGCAGAACGAACTGATGCGACTGCTTGGTATCGGCGGCGACGCCACGGCAGCCGACTACGGCATGCTCACTCGCGGTTTTACGCCCGAGCAGATGCAAATGGACCCCGGTTACGCGTTCCGTCTTGCCGAAGGCGAGAAGGCGCTGGAGCGCATGCAGGCCGCACGCGGTCAGTACCTTGGCGGCGGAGCCATCCGTGCCGGTACGCGCTACGGTCAAGAGATGGGTTCACAGGAATATATGAACGCCTTTAACCGCGCGCAGGCGCAGTTGGGCACCCGCCTTGGCGCACTCGGCAGCCTCTACGGCGCCGGTCAGACGGCGACGCAACAGGTCGCTGGTCAGGCTGGTCAGTTGGGCTCCAATCTCGGCAACTTGCTGATGCAGAGCGGTCAGGCTCGCGCGTCGGGCTATCTTGGTCAAGCTAATGCGCTGAGCCAAGCCCTTGGCCAAGGTGCGATGGGCTACGGGCTCTACAAGGGTGGCTACTTTAACCCGCCGCCGGCTGGCCCAGGAGGACCGTAATCATGGCTGTTATCGGTGCAACCCAACTGGAGCCGGTCAACGTCCTTGGCTCATACGTGCAAGGACTTGAGGCTGGGCGTCAGGCCCGTACGCAGCGCGCTAAAGAAGCGCAAGAGCTAGCGGCCGCGCAGCGTGAGATGGAGTTTCGCAACTTTCTCTCTACCGCCGATCTCAGCACGCCCGAAGCGCAGAACAAACTGCTGCGCTTTGGTAAACCTGGCGCTGAGTTGGCCACGTCGATGGCTGACATCGCTGGTAAGCGTGCAACGGCAACAAAGACTGGATTAGAAGTAACCGCTGCCCGAACCAAACTCGCCGACGACAATTACGGTCGGTTTCAAAAGATGCTCGGCGACTTTGCATACGGCGAAGCGCCGCCCACTAAGGCGCAGGTGCTCGACCAAGTAGACTTTATGATTGCGCAAGGCACGATCGTGCCCGAGTTCCGCGATTACGCTGCTAACACGCTGCCCGATAATCCAGAAGAATTGCAAACCGCACTGCGCGGGCAGTTCCTGTCGCAGATTCCGGCCGCTGAACGCGCCAAGCTGTTTGTGCCGATGTCGGCAGACGTTGAGGCGCAGAAGATTCGGATTGCCGGTGCGGGCGCATCGCGCACTACGGTCAACTTGCCGCCCGCCGGTAAGAAGTTTAGCGAAACGCTGGGCGAAACGGCTGGCAAGCGGTTGGATACGTTCCGCGACAAGGCGGAGTCGGCAGCTACCACGTTGCAGTCCGCGCAGCAACTTCTGCCGCTGCTTGATGATCCGAAGTTTATTTCCGGCACGTTGGCTAACGCACGCTTGGCTGTGGCTAAAGCTGCGGGCATCGACGTGGCTTCGACCGAAGCGTACTTCGCTGGCGTTGGCCAGCAGGTTGCCGAGCGCATCACCGCGTTCGGTGCTGGTACGGGCTTGTCGGATGCTGACCGTGAGTTTGCTAAGAAGATCGCGGCCGGTGAAGAAACGCTTACCACCGAAGGTATCCGTCGCATCATCCGCATCAACGCCGAGTCCGCACGTAACGTCATCAATCGTTACAACACTGAGCGTACGCGGTTGGCGGAAAAAGAACCTGAAGTGTTGGACTACTATCCCGAAATCACCGTCGCTCGCCAAGTCAAACGTCGCGGTACATTGAATGGCCGCCCCGTGGTCGAATACACGGACGGGAGCGTCGAGTATGGCGATTGATCCAAGCAAAGTTCAGTGGGAAACGCCGGCTAAACCTGCAAAGCCCAAAAAGAACGAGCCGATTGATCCCAACAGAGTTGTTTGGGAGGCAACCGAAGGGCGCGGCGCGGTAGGCGCAGAGCCCGCCGGGCGCACTTGGGCACAGGTTGGCCGCGAGGCCATCAGCAACATTCCCGAAAGCGGCAGGCAGATGCTGGGCGGTCTGTACACAGCTGTGACTCGGCCGCGTGAGACGCTAGAGCAGCTCGGCGAAGTGTTGACCGGCGCCTACGCCCGGTTCATCCCGCGCGAGTGGATGGCTCGACCCGACAAGGCTGAGGAGTTTATCCAAAAGGCCAACGCGGTAGGCGGCCTGTACCGCGACCGTTACGGCAGCGTCGAGGCGCTAAAGAACACGATTGCTACCGATCCGGTCGGCTTTGCCGCTGACGTATCGACGTTGACGGGCGCGGCGGCTGCTACGGCACCAGGTCGCACCGGGCAAGTGCTCGGCACCGTCTCGCGGGTAACGGACCCGACGCGTGTAGTCACGACTCCTGTTGCTATCGCCGGTCGCGCTGGCCTCAATGCGTTGGAGCGCACCGCTATTGGCGGTAAAGCCAACGTGCTGCTAGAGGCCGCTGAAGGTCGCGCACCGGAGATCATCAACGCGCTGCGTCAGCAGCCGGAGATCGTGCCGGGTGCGGTGCCGACCGCCGGTGAGGCTGCGGCGCCTGTAGGCGCGACGCGCTTTTCTGCGCTGCAAGAGTCGGCTGAGAAGATTCTGCCGTCTGAGTACATGGCTCGCCGTCAGGCGCAAGATGCCGCTCGCGCGGCGTCGCTGCGTCAGGTGGGTGGCACTGAGGCGCAGCTTACTGCGGCTCGAAACGCTCGCGCGGCCGAAGCGCGGCTGTTGTACGGACAAGCTGGCGCAAAGGCCGTGGTAGAGGACGCCACCCTGCAAAGTTTGCAGGCGCGGCCGTCAGTGAAACAAGCGTTTGAACGCGCTAAAACTTTGGCCGCTGAAGAAGGTGCATCGTTTGGTTCGGGCGGCAACTACACCGCTGCCGACATGCACTACGTCAAGTTGGCGCTGGATGACCTTATCCAGAACCCCGCCACGTACGGTATCGGCAAAGTCGAAGCCAGCAAAATCGCAAGCACTCGCAAAGACTTCATCAACTGGCTGGAAGGTCAAGTGCCGGAGTACGGCACGGCTCGCAGCACGTTCCAAGCGCGCAGCAAGCCCATCAATCAGATGGAAGTCGGTCAGTTTCTTGAAAGCAAGTTGACCTCCGCGCTGCAAGGCGAGCAGAAGCTGCGTCCCGCCGCGTTTGCTGGTGCTGTCGAGGCCGCGCCGCAGACGATCCAACGGGCGACCGTTGGCGCGCCGCGCTATGAGAAGCTCTCTGACGTGCTGACGCCGGATCAAGTCAAGATCGTTGAGGACATCCGCAGCGACTTGGCTCGTCAGGCTAAGTACCGCGAGCAAGCCCGCGCAGCCCGCCCCGCTGGCCCGAGCGCCGAGCGCGCCGGTACGGAGCTCTTGGTTGAAGCGGCCGGTGGCGCGCAGTTGCCGACGTTGCTCAACCGCGTGACGACTGTAGCCAACGCCATCCTCAAGCGACTCGCAGGCAAAATCGACCGCAAGCTCGCCATCGAGATCGCTACTGACATGTTGCAGCCGGAATCAGCGGCGCTAGCCCTTGAGGCCGCGCAGCGTCGCGCTGGCGCGGTACAAGGCGTTACGGGCATTGCCCGTGCTGGTGGCGCTGCCGCGCAACGTGCGGCCGCACCGGCCGTGGTGGTAACAAACGCGCTCGCTGGGGCTGAGGCGCGACGCAATCAAATGGCCCCGTAAGGAGACGATCATGCTCAAAGGCGCACTTAAATCCAAAACGGTATGGTTCAACGTATTGATCGCCATCCTCGGCGGTCTGGAACTGATGGGCGCGCATCTGACGACGCTGTTCGGTTCGCAGGTTGCCGCCGCGATCATGCTGTCGGGCGCGATCGCTAATCTGGCGCTACGCGCCGTGACGACGCAACCGCTTGCAGCGAAATGACGGTCGAAACCAAAGACCTACGGCTGCTCAAGACCGATTACACCCATCGCGTCCGAGCAGTTGAGACGAAGTTGCGCTCGCTTGAGCGCCGTGTTGATTGGGTTGAGAAGTTGCTATGGCTGTCCGCCGGAGCACTGATCAGTTGGCTTGTAACCCTAGTGCTACGGAGCATGTGATGGACGAAGGGCAAATTTTATTCAACATTATCGTTGGCATCGCCGGCGTGTTTGGTGGATGGATTCTCAACAATATCAGCCGCAGCATCGAACGCCTCGACAAAGACGTGCGCAACATGCCGTTGACGTACGTGACCCGTGCCGACTACCGCGCCGACATCGACGAGATCAAAACGATGCTGATGCGAATAAGCGACAAGCTGGACGACAAGGCCGACAAGCCGTGACGTTAGGCCAAAAGCAGCGGCAGTTTGCGCGCCTAGTGGCCAGACTGATCGACAAAGCGTATGAGTTAGGGTTTGAGGTGTCGTTAGGCGACGCCTTCCGTGACCCTCGCGTACACGGCGCTATGGGCGTCCGTAAATCTTACAGCCATCCAAACAGCGCTCATAAGATTCGGCTGGCCATTGACCTTAACCTGTTCAAAGACGGCGAATATCTTGAACAGAGTGAAGATTACAAGGCGTTGGGTGAGTGGTGGGAAACGCAGCATCCGTTAGCCAGATGGGGCGGTCGTTTTGATGACGGCAATCATTTCAGTTTTGAACACAATGGTGTAAAGTAGTGCCTTACTGGTTACTGAAATACGCACCACATTTGATCTTGACGGCAGGCCTCGGCCTTCTGGCAGTCTATGCGGTACACACTTTTCGGGAGCAAGGTCGTGAAGAAATACGCCCTCAAGTGGAGCGTTTGGAAGCTGAACTACGGGCCGAGCGTGCTAATCGCATACGTGCTGAAGTGGCTTCAAATGCGTACGCATCCGAACTGGCTGCTCTTGCTCGCCGTCCTACTCGCACTGTTCCTGTCCGGTTGTGCCGCGAGCCCGCCGCAGTGCCAGCCGGCAATGCCGCCGAAGGAACTGTTGGAGCCGCCTCCGCCGCCGGGAGCGATGCAGGATCGGCTGGAACAAATTTTGAACAAGGGCCAGACATCGGCCCCGAACTCCGCGAGCTAGTCGCGCAATGCGACGTGCAAAACGCCAGGCTGCGAGCGTTGCAACGGTGGGCGACTACCATCCCGTAACACGTAGCGATGGTATCCCGGCGCACTTTCAACTCGCCGGTCACACAATCAAAGTAAAAGTCATCCCGCCATCAAAGTGGCGTCATGGCAAAAATTGTGTTGGAATGTTTCTTCCAGACAAGTATGAGATTCACATCATAAGCACTTGTAAAGGAACGAATAGGCAACAGGTGTGGGCTCACGAAGCTGTCCATGCGTTGCTCTCGGTGGCCGGTCACGACGACTTATCCAGCGATGAAGCACTCGTTGACCGCCTCGGGCACTTGTTGCAGCAGATGCTAACGACAATGGAGTAGGGGTTGTGCCGGCAAAAGTAACTGACGATCAAATAATCGCTGCAATTCATAAAGCCAAAGGTGTTCGCGTCAAAGCCGCTAATGAATTAGGTTTACATGAGCGAAGCCTTTTAGCGCGGCTAAAACGCATTAAAGCTAAAGGACATTCCATCCCTGAATCGACGTATCAGCCCGGCCATGAAGTCGTAAACAAAGGTGATTACGAGTTCACGCCGATCCCTGACGATGACGTACCTATCGAGGAACTCATCGCGCAGCGCAAGCGCAAGTTCGCCCACAAGCGCGAGCATGAGGAGGCGAGCAAACTTATACCAGTGCGCGTTAAGCTTGACGGCCCTATCGGCATCCTGCACTTCGGCGACCCGCACGTTGACGACGACGGTTGCGACATCGAGGCCATCGAGCGGCACACGGCCCTTGTCAACAAGACCAAAGGCCTGTTCGCAGCCAACGTAGGCGACACGACGAACAACTGGTGTGGCCGCTTGGCCCGCCTCTACGCCGACCAAACCACATCCGCTGCACAGGCCTGGCGCTTGGCGGAATGGTTCGTCAACCGCTGCAACTGGCTCTACATGATCGGCGGCAACCACGATCTGTGGTCAGGCTCAGGCGATCCGCTCAAGTGGATTGCCAAGCAGCAGAACGCGCTCTACAAGGCGAGCGAGGCGCGCATCGCGCTGAAGTTTTCAAACGGCACCGAGGTGCGTGTTAACGCGCGGCATGACCATAGCGGCTCGTCGATCTGGAACCCGGCGCACGGGCCGATGAAGGCGGCGCTGATGGGCACGCGTGATCACTTGTACGTCGCCGGTCACAAGCATGAGTCGGCGTATAGCGTGCTTAAAGATGCAATATCTGGCATAACCATGCACGCCTGTAAGGTAGCGTCCTATAAGATTTACGATCGCTACGCTAAAGACCGAGGCTTCAGAGACAACTCGCTGTCGCCGTGTGCGTTGACGACGATTAACCCGGCGTTGCCGGAGTCGCACCCAGACTTGATCAAGGTCTGGTGGGAGCCCGAGGAAGGGGCAGACTACTTACGCTACCTGCGCTCGCGGAGCAAGTGACGCCATCATCTCTGCGCGCTCACGGACGGCACGCAGAGCACAATACCGCTGATGCAGTCGCTCGACGAAGGTGACGCGCTGGGCGCCGACCAACTCGGCGTCTAACAGCGCCTTGACCTCTGTTTCGTTCATTGCGTTTAGCTTCGCGTTCAGTTCTCGCCAGTTCATTTTAGCTCCCACATTGCTACATCCGACATCGCGCGCTTGTCGCGCAGTGCCGTCCAAATCTTCTCGTCAATCGTCTTGTCCGTCAGCAGCACGTACACCCACACGTCGTGCCGCTGGCCGCTGCGGTGTAATCGACCGATGACTTGCTCGTATTCTTCCAACGACCAGGGCAACGACAGAAACACCATCCGGCATCCGCCGTGCTGCAAGTTCAGCCCATGCCCTGCGGACTTGGGGTGAATCAACAACAACTCGATCTCGCCTCGGTTCCATGCGTCGATCACACCCGGCTGGTCGATCGTCGCCGCCTTGGGGTATCGCCGCTGCAACTCAGCGAGCTCGGCCTGATAATTGTAAACGATTATCGTATTGGCCCGTTGGTTTTCTTCTAGCAACTCATCTAGCAGTTCTAGCTTGTGGTCAGAAAACCACACTGTCTTCTGCGTCACGTCGAACTTGCCCGGTCGATCGGACGCCGTGCGGGTTGTCTCGTAGACAAACCCCGAGGCCATCTGCTGTAGCTTGGACGTAACCGCCGCAGCGTTGGCGGCGATGGCCTTGGCGTCAGGGAACTCAACCATGAAGTCCTTGCGCATCTTCTCGTAAGGCTCGCGGTCAATCAGGTCGCAGCGCATCTGCACCGTATGCAAGGGCGGCAACTTGTCGCTGTATTCGCCAGGCTCTAGCACAAACGTCGCGGGCTTGATCCGCGCCATTACCTGTGCTAACGCGCCGGTAGCGGGTATCCACTCGCCATACTCCCGGTTGAGGCAGATAAAATACTGCTGCAAAAAGGCGCCCTTGCTGCGGCCGAGTAGGCTTTGGTCGATGATCTTGCATTGCCCAAACACGTCCTCTAGGCCGTTTGAGGTAAAGCTGCCCGTCAGCCCCCATCGAATCTTGACCGGCTCCAGCGCCTTCAGAATCGCCTTAAACCGCACGCCCGAGGGGTTCTTGAGGCGCGTAAGCTCGTCGAACACCACGCCGTCGAAATCGAGCTTCTGCTTGGCGAGCCACTGCAAATTATCGTAGTTCGTGACCACCACGCGGGCATCGGACTCAAGCGCCTTAGTCCGCCAGGTGGCCGCACCGATCGCTACCGCGAGCTTGAGGCCGGGTGCCCACTTGGCCGCCTCGACCGGCCAAACGTGCTGGGCTACCCGTAGCGGCGCCACGACCAGCCAGCGCGACACCACGCCGTCTTGCAAGGCGTCCTGCATGGCCGTGAGGGTGAGCGCCGTCTTGCCAGCGCCTACAGGCGCCAGCACCATCGCGCGGTCGTGCTCGTACAAGAAGTCAGCCGCGCTCTCTTGATACGGACGCAACGAAAGCATCGACTTCCTCTATGCGATACAGCACTTTGTATTTCTGATTCGTCTGCGCCATTACGGACGCAAACACCTTTTGCAAGGGCGACAGTCGCCCGCGCTCGGCCTTCAGTTCCACGAACCACGTCTCGCCGTTCGGCAAACACACGATCCGATCCGCCACACCGCGCTGCGAGGGCGAACGGAACTTAAACGTCACGCCACCGGCGCGCTCGACCGCCCAAGTCAGATACTCCTCAATCGTCTTCTCTCTCATGTTGAGAATCCTATGCGATAAAACAATGCTTGACAAGTAAATCAGCCGGCTCTAGGCTAGCGCAAACACACTAAAGGAGAGTCCTCGATGAGTCATAGCAACATAGTCGGCGGGTCCACCGCCAAACGCGTGATCAACTGCCCCGGCAGCGTCGCGCTCTGCCAAAAAGTCCCGCCACGCCCAAGCAGCAAGTATGCCGACGAAGGTACGTTGCTGCATAACGTCATGGCCGAGATGCTTGGCAGCGACAAAGAACTGCGCCATGTGCTCGACATGGAGTACAACGGCATCAAACTTACCGGTGAACTGATCGACGAGAAGGTTCGCCCCGCACTGGACGCTATCAATGAAATCGACCCAGACGCACAGCTTGAATTCGCAGTCGAACAAACCGTCGGCTTCGGTGATCTTATTCCGGGTGTCTTTGGTTCTTGCGATCTTATTGGCCGCATTGGGGATCGCGCTATTGTACTTGATTGGAAGTTTGGTGACGGGGTGGCCGTCGAAGCTGAGGAAAACTCTCAGTTACTATTCTATACGGCTGCGGCGATCCGTACGCCGGCACTGGAATGGGTCTTCAAGGACGCCAAAGAAATCGAGTGCATCATCGTCCAGCCGCCGAAGGTCAAGCGATGGGTGACATCGTTCGATCGCGTGCGGCAGTTTGAGCGCGAGTTAACGTATGCCGTTAAACAGTCGGCCAAGCCTGACGCACCGCTTAAGATCGGCGATCACTGCCGCTGGTGTGCAGCCAAGCCCATTTGCCCGCTGATGACGGGCGCGGTCGATCGCGCGACGCAGACGCAGATTAAGGAGCTAGATGTCACGCAACTCGGCGACATGCTCCAGCGTGCGGATGTGCTTGAAGATTGGATCAGCGACTTGCGTGCGCTTGCCCTGCAAGTGTTAGAGTCAGGCAATCCTGTACCGGGCTATAAGCTCGTCCAGAAACGCGCGACGCGTCAATGGAAGGACGAAGAATCAGCGAAACAGGCGCTCTTGAAGCACCTGTCCATGACTGACGTGATGGAGACGTATTTGATCTCGCCAGCACAGGCGGAGAAAAAGCTGAAGAAGCTGAAGCTCCCCATGCCGGACGATCAGATTATCTCCGTCTCATCGGGCACCACGTTGGCGCCGGAGAGCGATCCCCGGCCCGCCGTGTTGCAAATCGGGCAGCAGTTAACTGCGGCCCTTTCTAAACTAGTGTAAGGAGTAGAGTAATGTCTAATATCACTGCGTTCAGTAAGGCGGGTCTCCCCGCTGTGTCTTCCCTGTCCACCGCCCTGCGTAACATTGAAGTGGAGGTCGGCCCGGTCGGGTCGGCGATCCTCAAGATGGATAAGACGGGTCACTGGGTCTTTGGCGCGGATCAAACCGAGGCTGAGGAAAACAGCAAGTGGGCAGTTAATCCTTTCTCGTTCGTTCACGGCTTCATTGCTTGGGGCGACGGCGAGGTGCTTGGCGAGAAGATGGTGTCGGTGTCACAGCCGTTGCCGGAACTCGAACCGGCTCCCCCGCAGAGCAAGAAGGGTTGGGAAACGCAAGTCGGCATGAGCTTGAAGTGCATCACGGGTGAGGACGCGGGCCTTGAGGCTCGTTACAGCACTACGTCGGTGGGCGGCAAGCGTGCCGTGCAGGCCTTGGCGGCGGCCATCGCAGCCCAGGTCGAGCGTGACCAGAGCAAGCCGGTGCCGGTCGTGGTTCTGAAGAAGGAGCACTACCAGCACAAGTCCTATGGCCGCATCTACACGCCGGTCTTTGAGATCGTCGATTGGGTGTCCATGGATGGCGAAGGTCCGTCAGCACCGGAGGGCGATGAGCCCCCACCGGCCGCTGCGGCTCGTCGGCGACGCGCTGCGTAAGGGAGCGGGGGTCGGCAACGGCCCCCGATTCTTTGATGGCAATACTCTGGATCGACTTTGAAACCCGTAGCCGGTGCGACCTGCCGTCAGCCGGCGCGTACAACTACGCGCAGAACTTGAGCACCGAGGTGCTTTGCATGTCCTATGCGTTCGATGACGGCGAAGTATCAACATGGTTGCCTAAGTACCCGTTCCCTGAGCGCGTGGCCAACTTTAAGGGCCAAATACGCGCGCATAACGCTGCGTTTGAGCGGCTTATCTTTTGGTACGTGTGTCAGATCAACTTCGACTTGACGCAGTTTTACTGCACGGCTGCACAGGCGCGGGCGAACTGTCTGCCCGGCAGCCTTGAAGACATTGGCCGCGCGCTTTCGTCCAAGATGAAGAAAGACCATCGTGGCTCGCAGTTGATCCGTCAACTCTCCATCCCTCGCGCCGACGGGACGTTCAACAACGACCCTGAGCTCATGGCCGAGATGGTCGCCTACTGCGAGCAGGACGTGCGCACCATGCGCGAGATCAGCAAGGCTATGCGTAGCTTATCGGATACAGAGCTCGCCGATTACCATGTCAACGAGCGCATCAACGACGCGGGCGTCAGGGTAGACGTGCCGCTCTGCAAGGCCGCCGTGCGTTACGCCGAGGCCGAGCTACAAGAGATTGAGAAGATCGTCGCAGAGGTGACGAAAGGAGAAATCCTTACTGTCCGTTCACCCAAGATGCGCGAGTGGGTGCTGGAGCGCGTTGGCCCCGAGGCCAAGAAGCTGATGACCGTTTACAAGGACGGCGAGAAGAAGTACAGCATCGACAAGACCGTGCGGGCCAACCTGCTCGCCATGGACAACGCCGACGAAGTGCCGCCCGACGTGGCCGATGTCGTGCAGTGCGCGGATGACCTGTGGGCCTCGTCGGTCGCTAAGTTCAACCGCTTGAAGCAACTCGCCGATGTCGAGGACGCCCGTGTGCGCGGTGCGTTTATCTTTGCCGGCGGTAGCGCCACAGGCCGCGCGTCGAGCTACGGCGCGCAGGTCCACAACTTTACCCGCAAGTGCCACAAGGAGCCCGAGGCCGTGCGCCAGGCGCTTGTGCGCGGGCATGCGATCGTTCCGCGATACGGAATCCGCGTCACGGATGTGCTCAAGTCCATGCTGCGCCCGGCGCTGATCCCGGCCAAGGGTAACGTCTTTGTGGTCGCCGACTGGGCAGCGATCGAAGCCCGCGCGACCGCGTGGCTCTCAGCCGACCCACTCGCCGCGCCGGTCCTTGAAATCTTCCGCACAGGCGGTGACATTTACAAGCGTGAGGCCGCTGGCATCTACGGCGTCGAGCCCACCGAGGTCAACGACGAGCAGCGTCAGATCGGCAAGGTCGCCATCCTTTCACTAGGCTTTGCAGGCGGCGTCGGCGCGTTCAGCGCCATGGGCCGAGCGTACGGTGTCGCAATGAGCGAGGCTGAGGCACAGCGTATCGTTGACCGCTGGCGCCGCGCGAACCCGTGGGCGGTGCGCTACTGGCAAAGATTAGAAGACGCCTACACCCGCGCCATGCGTAATGTCAACACTGAGTTCAAAGCTGGCCGCGTGGCGTACATGTACGATGGTCAGCACTTGTGGTACGCCCTGCCCTCGGGCCGCGTGCTATGTTATCCGTTCGCCCGTCTGGAGTCGGACGGCGTGAGTTATCTCAAAGCCGCTTGGAAACCCGCGCAAGATGCGACTGAATGGCCGCGTGCGCGTCTGTGGAAAGGCTTGGCTTGCGAGAACATCACACAGGCTACCGCCAATGATTTGCTGCGGCACAGTCTGCGTGAGTTAGACGCTGAAGGGCATGTTATTATCCTTACAGTACATGACGAGATAGTGATAGAATGTTCCATAAGTGAAGCGGAACGCACAAAAGAGCGTTTAGTGGCGATTATGCAAACTTCGCCGGATTGGGCGCAGGGGTTTCCGCTTCGAGCTGAATGTAAAATTATGGAGCGTTACGGAAAATGAAATGGGTTGATATACCTGGTTGGGAAACGCGATACGAAATCAGCGAATTTGGTGATATTCGGTCTAAAGATATGACTGTTGGCGCCAAAAGCGGAAAAACCGCTGTCCGTAAAGGTCGCGCATTAGCCCCGGTCAGAAAAAATAACGGATATTTTTGTGTAACTTTGACGGATGGCGTTAACCGGCCGCAAATTGCTGTACACCGTTTAGTCGCGCGGGCATTTATTGGTGAGTGCCCTATAGGTTTACACGTTTTACATAGCGATGGCGACAAAGCAAACAATCACTATAGCAATCTGCGTTACGGAACCCCTGCTGACAATGTGGCAGACACTAAACGTCATGGTCGGCAACGGTTTGGTGCTAGTCATCCGCGCGCTAAGTTGGATGAAGACGCGGTGGCGCATATTCGATCAAGCAATCGCACCAGTACGGAGCTTGCAAAAATGTACCAAGTTTCAAAGGATCATGTAGCTGCAATTCGTAAACGAATGTGCTGGCGGCATGTTTGATAGGGCTAAAAAAAGCCCGGCGGGTTAGGCCGGGCTAATAGGGGACTGGAGAAATCAAGATGAGATTCGCCGATTATCTTAACAGCATCGCCCCAGAAGGGGAAGTTATCCTGTTCGTCCGTCAGAAGCCGCTCATGCGTAACGGCGAGCAGCTTGCGCACAACGACGGCACGCTGAAGTACACCTGGCCGCCGGCCTTGTTCGACCGTTACCAGCGCCGCCCGCAAGGGGCGTGGTACGCCAACACCGGTTGCTTCATCGTCGATCGCATGGCCGATGGCCTCTCAGCCTCGGCCGCCAACTGCGAGCGCGTGGCGTTCATGGTGCTTGATGATGTCGGCACCAAGTCCAAAGTACCGCCGCTGGAGCCGACGTGGAAGATGGAGACGAGCCCCGGCAACTATCAGTGGGGCTACACGTTCGGCCTCGACGATCAGCCGACCAAGGGCGAGTTCAGCGCGGCGATTAAGGCCGTTGCTGAGGCGGGATTTACCGATCCTGGTGCGGTGAATCCGGTGCGTAATTTCCGCATCGAGGGCAGCATCAATCTAAAGGAAGGGCGCAATAATTTCGCCTCCATCCTGACCGAGTTCCACCCTGAGCGCGAGTACACACTGGCCCAGATTTGTCAAGCGTTGGGCGTCACGCCCGGCCCTGTAGATACGGCGTATATACGCGGCGTGTACCTGGAGGACGACGGCCTCGACACCGTTCTGGAGTGGGTGCGCGAGCGCGGGCTGCTGCTTGACAAGGCCAACGGCGAGGGTTGGTATGGCGTTGTCTGCCCTAACCACGCCGAGCACACGACGGGCGAT